CTGTGGCCCAATCCTTGGAATGGGAAGAACTCTATAATTACATCGTCAAACATGGTATAGATCGAATAGTAGCTGGTGATTATAAGGCCTTTGACAAACGTATGAGTCCTAAAGAAATCTTAGCTGCATTCGATATCATTATCCATTTTCTCGAACTTTCAGGCAATTATTCTCCAGCGGATATAACTGTTGTTAGAGGAATTGCTGAAGATACAGCTTATGCTGTAGTTGATTTCAATGGAGATCTTATGCAATTGCTTGGCTCTAATCCATCTGGTCACCCGCTTACGGTAGTGATCAATGGATTGGTAAATAGCTTGCGCATGCGTTACGCTTTCTTCACTTTGAAACCTCAAGATTTTGATGGTGGATTTAAAGAATGTGTCAATCTCATGACTTACGGTGATGATAATATCATGTCCGTGAGAGATGATTGTGATTGGTTTAATCACACTGCAATAGCTTCTCGTTTTGCAGAACTTGACATTGTCTATACTATGGCTGATAAAGAAGCTCCTAGTGTGCCCTTTATCAACATAAGTGAATCTTCGTTCCTTAAAAGAACTTGGCGATTTGAAGACGAAACGGGGTGCATGTTAGCACCTTTGGATCATGATTCGATTGAAAAAATGTTGATGACTTGGTGTAAATCCAAGACAGTTTGCCCAGAAGCTCAGGGTATTTCTGTAATTACCACCGCTCTCCGCGAATATTTTTATTACGGTAGGTTGGTGTATGAGTCAAAACTACATCTTTTGCAGGATGTGGTTGTAAAACTTGGGTGGGAACTCTTTGTTGAGGAATCCACCTTTATGTCTTATGATGATCTTATTGATTGTTTTAAGACAGCCTCCAGGAGATGCGCTTCTTATAAGCGCATCTTCTCGGATGACGAATAATTCGTCATCCAAATACAGGTTAATTATATGTTTTTAGTGCCTGTCTAAATTGTATATAGTATCGTCCTCTATATATTATATAACTTCTAACATAAAACTCACAAGCGCAGCGCTTGTGTTCGTACAGATGTATTTGATTATGGCTACACCCACTTGTGTAGGTCAAATACTGAGGCTTATGACTGTAAGCTTGCCTACGGGCGGTA